ATGCTCTCGAAAATGGAAAATGACGCTAGGACTACCCTTGTCGAAAAAATTGAACTATATTTACATGAGTACATCGACGAAGACGTCGTAGAGGAGTTGCGTATGCGCATGAGTATAGGACAGGCACTGGGTATTGTTACTGCCGGCGACCGCCGCCGTGCTGCAGAGCGCAACGGGCGCCGCGCGGGCCTTCGCCGTGGCAAGAAAATCGGCATGGAACTTGGAGCCCAGAAGGAACGCGAAAAGAACGCCGCCCGTGAGGCTAGGATTGCGGAATATCTCCGTTCCATTGGCGTTCCCGCCGAAAAAGTGGACGCAGCTCTCGCCATCAAATGACAAAACCGTGAAATTGGGGATTGAACGCCCGGAAAACATTGGGTTTAATCCCCAATTTTATAATTTGTATGTAATCTAGGGCGCCGTTTTGGCTACTAGGTGGGGATGGAAAACGCGAAAAATTGCAAATCAATCCCCAAAATGAACTTTTCCGCCGGACTTGCGGTTCGAATTTTTGATTTTTCTGTTACTTTGTTCTTAAAATTGGGGATTGAAACCCGCAAAATTGCCCCGTTTAATCCCCAATTTTTGAAAAATCAGTGAAACCGCGGTTTGTTTGCTGCACAAAAACGTTCCATTTTTTCAAAATTTCTTGACTAATTTAATATCTAATATCATATTAGTCGAGAAAACTTGGGCCGTAACTGCGGGTCTTGGCGCAAGGGGAATCCTGTGATTCAGCCCTTTACATACCGCTGCTTGCTGCTCTTTGGTTTTTCGGGGAGGGTCAGCTTCAGCGCGCCGCTTTCCAACAGCGGCTGGACAATGTGGCTCATGGTATAGAATTGTGACATCCCTGTAAAGCCCTGCAACTCTGCCCGGCTTCTTGGCACAGAACAGAAGGCCAGAATGTCGGCGGGCTTGCCGGAATATTCGGGCTGGTTCGCCGAGTTATATAGTGTTGCGTAGAACTCTCCATGACGAACGGAAAACTCGGCTGGAGGCAATCCCGCCTCTTGCATTTCCTTTTGTATGGTCGGGATGCCTGAGTAGCGGTTCTCGGTAATTTTTAGAATCTCGAGGATGTTTGCTAATACTGCGTTTCTTGTGTCCGGCCTGATTTTGCCAAGATTACTTAGCGTGGTTTTCCCGTACAATCCTCCGCTGTTTATGACTTGCAAGCGGTTGTCGTACATCTCGATACGGACAGGGGTGCTTTCGGAATAGACGCTATAATCGCGATGAACCAGCGCGTTCAGGACAACCTCGCGTACTGCGATAGACGGATATTCTTCTGTGTCTGTGCGTTTCCCGTTTTTGTCAATGACCGTCTTGTGACGGCTGTTCTTTTGGACGAACGAAATAGCATCTTCTAGCATTTGCGGGATGGTCCCGGTCAGCCTGGCGTTGTCGATAAACCTTTCGCCGGTCGCACCGAGGTCGCCCATTTCGTTGCCGGGAACCCGCACTGCGGTGATGCAGAGCTGGGGCAAAAAACCTTGCGGGTATTTTGAGAACGAAAGAATTCCTGCTACCGTGGGCGCACCGGAATGAATTACTCCCATTAGTTCCAAGATCTCCTCGCTGCTGACATTTTCGGAAAGATTCTTGCGCTCCCTCTTGCATAGCCGAACATAGTTTTCGACATCGGCCTTGTTTAGGGTGTCAAGAGGCGCTTCGGTAATGGCTCGGGCATCGTCGCGGATGTGTCTGCGAAACGCCTCGTAGCTGTACACTTCGTATTCGCTCATTGGCTCATCCGAATCGCCGACACGGACAAAGGAGCCTTTTGTCCGTCCCATGCCTTTGTAGAAGACAGGCCGGTGGAAAACCTCTACGCCAGGGATTTCTGCAGATACGATCTTTTTTTGGCCGATTGAACAAATTGTAAAAAGGGGGCGCACGCATGGCTCCATCTCTTTACTTTGTTCGTTAATGCAAAGTTTGCCAACAAAAAGCAATAGTTTGCCAAGTTGTTGTTTGATTTTGCCAACTGTTTTGCGAAATTAACCAACTATTTGGCTAAATTAGCCAACTAGTTGGTAAAATTTGCCAAGTCGCCCCTCCAAATGACAAAACCGTGACAAAAGGGGTGTGATTTATTCCACATTGGAATATAAAATTTCGGCGGAAGTCCCCTTTTTTGCGAAAAAAATCTATAATTGTAAGCATCCGAAACACCCCTAAAACGGCGATTTTGGTCGAAAAAAGCAATTTTTGCGTCTGCTCCAGGTTGTTATGACACAAAAATGACAAAAGTTTGACAAAACTATTGCTTTTCCGAAAAAAATTGTGTATATTAGGGAAGTAAACGAGTCGGACGCTCAATTCCGGGCCAGGACTCAAAAAAGTGTGTCACAAACAACAAGGAGTACACTATGAAGAAACAAGGTTTTACCCTTATCGAATTGATGGTCGTGATCGTGATCATGGGCATCCTCGCCGCCGTCGCAGTGCCTAAGCTGTTCGGCATGATCGCCAAGTCCAAGGCCTCTGAAGTTCCGACCGCCGCAGGAACCTGGATCAATATGCAGGATGCTTACTTCCAGGAAAAGCAGGAAGTTGGTAAATGGATGGAAATCGGATACAGCGCGCCGGGTCAGGGAGAGTCTTATTCCTATGCGTCTAAAGTGTTCGATTACTCCCCGGATGGAGCTGGTAGTGCAGATGCCACTAATTGGTATGCCAAGGCAAAAACAAAATTGAATGATTGCCCGGCAACCACGGGTCAATGGACTCTTAGGGCAGAAAATGTTGGCGATGCCGCTCCCTATACTGGATTCACAATTGAGGATAACGGCACTACGCCGAATTGCAAGCTGCTCACGGCATCTTGGGACAACTTGACCAGGAACTAGTCCAGTTTCGTGGAAGTTTATAAAAGGACGAGCTTTATCGCTCGCCCTTTTTTGTTTTGTTTAACCTTGAAAATAAGATTTTGTAAATTTGCGCGCCCTCGCAATTCTGCGAGGGCTTTCATTTTTAAGGAGTCATAATGCTTTTTCACGATGTTGCATTAAACTATTTGGAACAAGATAAAGAAAATCTTGCACCACTTACAGTACGCACATATTATTGGAATCTTAAGAAAATACAGTACTTTCGTCCGGACTTGGAGTGCACCGACATTAACGAGCAGATGGTCCGTGATTTTAGACGGCTATGCCAAAGCGGAAGTAATGAGACAAGCAATAAATCAGTGAATATAGCTGGAAGCCTTGATTTTATTGGGTTTGCTTGTCTCATTTAACCCGATTAAAGTGTGTTTTTTGATTTTGCCGTTTTTTCGCTATTTTCGCGGTTTCTTCATTTTGCGGAAAAAGATGTTTCACTTTTCGTGAGACATTTTTTTTTGTGAATTGGCGTTTTTAAGCCGTTAAAGGCGTTTTTAATTTTTATTGAAAATTGGGGTGCGGACATTTGGTGCGGACATGTTTTTGAGGCTTGACGCATTTCGTGAGATAAAGTATATTTAAAATATGATAGATGAATTCGTAGAATGTAAATTTGCCGAAAAGGCTGAATCTGATGATTTAAGCATTATTGAAATTCTTGGAAATACATTCAATGGAGTAGCAGCTGGAAAGGCTTATTCTCCAGATCTTATGTCGTATTCAGAAGATGTAATGAAAAATAAATTTCGACAAATGATTTATGGTCAGGATATAGCTAGTAATCTATCTAAAGAAGAATTGAAGGAATACTCGGAAAAATTCATCGGTTTAATTATTGCATCTACATTTGGTGATAAGGTGATTTTAACAGAAGAAGGATTCAAGTTTTTCAAGAAATATGCTGGTATGACTCCGAAACAATTTATTGAGAGCACCAATCGCAGAATTGACAAATTGAATGTAAGTATTGAATTGAAACTATAAAAAAGAGGCAGGATTTTGCATCCTGCCGTTAAATTTTTCGCGGTGTAGAAAATCAGCCTTCGGCTTTTTCCGTTTTTTTCTTCTGGAGTATGGCGGCGAACTCTTCGATGGTGGGCACCTGGAGTGTTCCTTTGCCGTAGGGGTTCGGGGAGCGCATCTGCGGGCATCCCGTGCCGAGTTTCCTGCTGGTGGCGTATTTCTTGACCATTTCGTGGACTTCGAAAACGTTGAAGTTATAATCGAAGCGGTCGAAGCCGTAGAACTGGAGCACGGTGCCGATGAACGGATCGTGGAATACGAGCTTTTCTTTCTGCTTGGCGAGCGATGCCGTTTTCTTGAGCAGCATGGGAAGCAAAAGCTCCAGCTGGCTGTCGGTTTCAGCCTGTTCAGAGGTCTTCTGTGAGCCCTGGAAGTCCTTCCAGTTCCTGAGCGCGGCATGCCAGTCAGAGAGCGGGAGCCCGGATTTCATCTTCCAGCCGGTCATCGAATAGTAGTTGTAGAAGCGCCTTGCGCAGTCTGCAGACTTGCCGAGCTTCGCGGCGTACTCTACGGCTTCGTCTTCGCTTGCCGGGCGGTTGCCCACGTTTGTGCGGGTGTTCTTCCCGGAGCGCTTGACGGACACGACGCAGTAGTCGTCCTTGATGCCCAGGGAGTCTTCGGCGTGCATGATGTAGGTGATGCGCACGGTAAGGCTGCGGCCTGTTTCGTTGCCGCCGTCGGTCTCGAAGAGCACCAGACGGTCGCCTGCGCTGTAGAGCCTGTCAACCTTGTGGATGACAAAGGTCAAGTCGCCGTTCATGAGCGCTTCAAAGTTCCTTTTTTTGACTTTCATGACGTATTCCATGGTGTTTACCTCACGAATTGCCAGGATTGCGGAGCCCTTTTGATGTGAAAGTCTTCGGGATGGAGCCAGTCGGGGCCGTATTCATCGACGCCGCAAATCTCCCAACCGTAGAGCTTACCCCTGCCTTTTGCCTTGTATTTCTCGATTTTATCGAGAGAAACGCACGAATTTTCGACAATCTTGGGCGTTATTTCGGTGATTTCGTGGCAAAAATTCACGTATATGACGCCTGTGATACTTTTAAGGTCGGTGTCGTAGAGGTAAACCTTCACACCGGGAATCAGGGGCATGGCTGCTTTCGGGGCTGTCTTGCGGAGTTCCAGCGTCTTTTCGCCGCTGTAGATCAGTTCTGCCCACTTGTGGTGGATGCTCATCAGGATTTCTTTCATCTTTCGACTCCTTTACAGTAGCGCGTTGACCTTGGCGGCGATTTCGAACATGCGTTCTTCCAGGTACTGGCCGGGGCAGGCCTTGTTCTTGAACCACTTGTGGAGCGTCATGTTCTGGACGGGTTCGCCCTTGTCATCCAGCTTGCCGACAAGTGCCTTGTCGTGGAACCAGCGGAGCTTCTGGATGCCGTTACGCTTGCAGATGTCGGCGACCAGGTAGATGAGGCTTGAAAAGGCCTCGGCGGTCACGGCATACGGTGCGGTGTCGTCGCTCGATACCTCGATGGTGACTGCACGGTGGTCATTAACGGCGTTGCTGCTGCACCAGCTGCGGTCGGATTCATCGACATAGAGTGCGATGTGGCCCTGGTCATCGATGCCGTAGTTGGCAGACGCCATGCGGGCCTTGGCTGCGAACAGCTTGCCGAGTGCCCGCACGTTGATGTGGCCTGCGGTGCAGTGGATGGTGATGGTGTCGATCTTGTGGTTCCGGGGCGTAGTCCTGTTCGGGCTTATCTCGGTGTGGGATACTAGCGGACTGTTCATTTTGACTCCTATAGTGATGAGGCTACCATGTAGAGTACGGTTATTGCGAGTGCGACAAAGGCGACGCAGTAGGCCGCCTTTGCCGTGGTCTGTATGACCTTGAGTATGTCGTTTCGGGTAATCATCTGAATGCGTTTGCGGTGATTGCCCTGCCGTTGAAGCGTTTGAGCGTGAAGCCCTTGCTGTCGAGCCACTGCATCTTCACGAGGGTCTTGTTGTGGTTGTAGATGTCGCCCTGGTCTTCGTCGAGCGTGTTGTAGTGGGAACCGGCAAAGAACTTGACCGCGTAATAGACGGCGTTACGCTTGACGGTGCCCATGCCTGCGTGTTCCAGCATTTCGCGCAGGAGCAGGTCGGCATATTTCTTGCTCAAAAAGCCGTGGTAGTTGACATCGTGGATGAGCCAGGCGAGTGCAAGAAGGATGTCGCCTATTTTCGGGATGAACGGGTTCACGACGGAAGGGCCGCTCCTGAAGTCGGTCATGTAGCCCGCCATGATTTCATACACCAGGGTTCCCGGAATGCAGTCGCACTGGATTTCGATGCGGAGCGGGTTTCGGATGCTGTACATTTCTTCGCACCTGGAATACTTGTCCCAGGTGGGGACTTCCGGCTTATACGCTAGGTTCATTTTTTTGTTTCTCCTTGTCCTTTTCGGCTCGTTTGGCAATCTTTTCGAGAGCCTGGGCAATGCGAGGCAGATACTCGCAGATGATTTCCATGGTATTCTGTTCGATAACGGTCATTTAGTCTCCTTATAGCGCGTCCAGAAGTTCCTTGACTCCTTCCGCAAATATCTTGTAGTAATGATGATTGTCCTGTTCCTTCGCGGAGCGTTCCGCTTTTTCAAGTCTGTTGCTGACGGCAATGGCAAAATTGCGGAGTATATTCAGTTCCACGTTCATCGGGGCCATACGGTCGAGTATAAATTTCGATAGAATCATCTCCCACCGTGTCTTGTAAGCTCCGTGTCCGGCGTTAGCCTTCACGTTGCCGAGAAACTCCTTCATCTCGGCGTTCGCGAGTCGGTCGATTTTCGCCTTGCGGTTATCCTCGTCAATCTGCTCCTGCGTGCGGGTGTCCGCGAAGGGCGTGGCATCGCCACGCTCCTCCGCCTCGATTTCGGCGAAGATGGCGTCAAGGCGTGCCCGTTCTTCTTCTGTCTTGATTTTTGCCAGAGCCATAGTTCTATGCCAGTTTCTGTGCCTCTTGGTCAAGTGCTACGCTTGCGGCAAACAGCGTCTTGCTAGCGCCTTGCAGATCCTTTAACCTTTTGTTTTTCAGGTCTTCACCGGCTGCATTCGTCGCCTTGACATAGATGCCGTAAAGCGCCTCGAAGAGAGTATTCCGACTGTTGTTGACGGAATCCAGTTTTTCATGGATAGCGATGGCGTGCTTGGCGATGGCTACTTCGAGTTCGGAATGCTTACCCCCCCCCTGCAAATTTTCGTTTACAATATCCTGGCAATCCTTGAGAGTGATTTTGATGTACATGTTTTACCTTCCTTTTTGTTGATGTTGTTCGGGGCAGTGCGGGGGCTCGAACCCCGCCGTGTCCGGGTCACAACTCCCGGCACGTGGCCAACCGCAACCGCCCAGAGACTACCGCCACGACAATGGCTCAAAACGTGACGGTAATCGTGAGAACTGCCGCCGCTACCCAGTAGACGACCTTGCGCACGTTCATGTCTGTCACTCCGTAGACGACGGCTGCCAAAAGGTCGAGGATGATGAGTACCAGCGGGAAGATCTGCTGCTTGTTCACTAGCCCTTCTCCCACTTCGCGGCAAGGTCTTCCATGGCCTTCTGCGGGCTTGAGCCTACGCCGCTGATAAGCGCCTTCCCGCCGTTCTGGCGGAGAGTGACCGCGTAGCCGAACTGGAAGTCGGCTTCGAGAACGAGCTGGTCGCGGAAGAGGTCGAGCGTCTTGAGGGTTTCGCTATTTGGCATCGTCCTTTTCCTTTTTCTTTGCGGGTGCTGCGGGGCGCGGCACGTCGTTGAAGTTGAGCACGATGACTTCCCAGGTCTCGCCAGCCTCGGTCTTCACCTTCCGCTTGAAGGTGGTGGACTGCTTGGAGGACTTGACGATGATCGACTCTTTCAGCATGCGCATGGCCTTCTTCCATTCGGAATCCTCGATTTCGAGGTTCAGGAGCTTCATGAGCATGGCGGTGTTCACGCGGCCCTGCTTGTCCACGTTGAATGCCTGGGCGATGACCTTGCCGAGGTTGTCGTCGATGCCGTCGAGGCGGCTTGCGATCCACTTGTCCACCAGGGTCTTCACCATCTGGAGGCGTTCGTCGAAGCCGATGTGGTCGTTGATGCGGCGCTCGATGACAAGCGACTTGTCGAAGTTGTAGAGCAGGATGTTCCCTTTCCAGTTCTCGCGGGTGCGGTTCTCCTTCGCGAGTTCTTCGAGGTACTTGTCGATGCTGCCTTCGATTTCGATACGGTGTTCCGCGATTTTCTCGGCGAGCTTCACGACCTTCTTGAAGGTGCGCTCGACAAGGGCGTCGCGCTTCTTGTCTGTCGCGGGAATGTACTGCTCGGGGATGGGGCGTCCCTTCTCGTCGAGCCAGTTCCCGTCTTTGTCTTTTGTTGCCATAGGTTTACCTCTGGTTGTTGTTCTTGTTTCGGTTAAATTCTTCGGGGCTCTGCGCCCCCATGGCGTGTATCGCCTTGATGAGCACCTTCGCGTCGTCCTTGCAGATCCAGGTGACCACTTCCACGCCGGTGAGACGCTTGCAGAAGGCGTTCAGGGCCTTGCGGCGGTCTTCGGAAGTCTCCGCACGGCTGACCTGCGCCCACATCGCCTCGATTGCCCGGAGCTGTGCGGGGCTTGCCTTGTGCTTGGCCCTGCCGGAGAGCTCATTGAACTTTTGGACCTTTCCGTGGACCTGTTCGCGCAGGCTCTTGATGAGCGAACTGCGCTGCTGTGTCGAGAGCTGCTTGGAGCTTTCGACCTGGTAGCGGTCGTGCAGCATGTCGCGGTAGGCTTCGTCGTTCATTCCGAGCAGGCGCACAAGGCCGTGGATCTGCCTGTACTGTTCGGTCCTCTTGTCGGCTGGAGTAGTCATCTTGCCCTACCTTGCCACTACGAGCATCTGGGATGCGCTTTCGAGGATTTCGTTGTCGAGGGTTTCGCGGTCGTTGTTGCGCATGAGTTCCTTGCTCCACATCACGAGGTGCGAGAGCAGGCGGAAGTTGCGGCGGCAGATCTGGGCGGCGCGTTCGATGCAGTTGCCTTCGTACTTGGGGAAACGGCTCTCGATGAACGCCTTTACGTCGGCGTTGTCCAGGAGCTTCGCCCTGCACGGTGCGCTGATGCGGCTGTTCAGCTGGGCGTAGTGGTTCTTGTCGCCCTGGACGTTCTTTTCGAGCCTGGGCATGCCGCAAAGGGCGATTCCCACGCCCGCCTTGTCGTGGACGCGGCGGATGAGTTCGAGCGCACGGTAGGGCAGGTGCTCGGCCTCGTCGATGATGACCAGACGGCCCGAGTCGTTCAGCTTGTTCACGACGCGCACGAGCTTTTCGTGCAGGCTTCCGCGCTCGTCGAGACCGAGTTCTGCGCAGAGTTCGTCGAAGAGAGCCTTGGCGGTGTAGCCGTGGTCCGCTTCGATAAGGATGACGCTCGGGTGGGCCTTCGCGAAGGCCTTCAGCGCGGTTGTCTTTCCGCAGCCCGCGTCACCCGTGAGCATCCCGCAGATCTGGTGGCTGAGCACCAGCGAGCAGAACTTGTGGATGGTCTTGAAGCACTTGGTCTGCACGATTCCTTCGTTCTGCTTGATAGTCTCGCGCTGGGCTTCTACTTCGAGGAAGTCCTTCACCTTTTCGCAGATGGCGTCGATGTCGCCGGTATAGGTGCCCTTGATGAAGTAGCTGAGCGTTGCGGGGCTTATGCCCATGGCGTTCGCCACCTTGGTCTGTGATGCCCCGGTGCGGGACATGTAGTCCTTGAGTTGCTTGATTGTTGCGTCCATATTCTATCCTTTATGGTTGCTGGGTTAAAAGGGTTGCCTCCGGGGGCGGTTTCAGGGAGATCTTGTGTTGTGTTGCGGCAAAGTGTGCCTGCCCCCATCGGCTAAGTTCTAGAGGAGTCCCGCCTTTACCAGGCGTTCCTTGATGCGGTACCAGGTGCGTATCTCGTGCCGGTCCACATCGTCCGGGAAACGTCCGGCGTGTCTGATGATCATCTGCGCCTTGTCCACGTTGTTTTCGGCAACGGGTCCGGCGACCGCACGGTAGATTTTCAAGAGCTGTTCGTTGTCCATTACATCGCCTCGCCTGTCAAGAGTTCATCCCATAGGTCGGTGCTCGGCTTTTCTTCCACTTCGCCATCGACGATGTTGTAGAAGTCGGCGTTGCCCACCTTCTTTTCTGCCCTGAGCTGTTCGGAGTCGCGGTCGTGGCGCGTGAGGTGCGTCGGGCCTTGCGGCACAAAGATGTCCTGCGGGCCCACGGCGGTGCGCATCGCGCTGATGTACTCTTCGGCCTGTTCCTTCGACATGTCGGGGCAGATTTCCTTGAGCATCTTTTCTTCGTGGCGCTTGCGGGCGACCCCTTCGGCAATCAGCTGCTTGCCCACTGCATCGTCGTCCTTGACCATAGCACCCACGGCGCTCTGCAGTGTGCATTCGCCGATGAGCTTCTTGTTCTGGTCGTAGCACCAGGCGGTTCGCATGTCGTCGGGGTCGTAGCGGAAGGTGACCTCGCGGCCCTTCCACACGGGCATCCATTCGGCCCAGTACCAGGAATCGAGCTGTGCCAGGTGGAAACCCATGTGCATGATGCGGCCCTTCACCGTGCGGCTTACCAGCATGGAGAGAGTCTCGCGGCTCACCCTGCGCATCGGTTCTCGCTTCACGATTTCTGCGTTCCAGAGCTCGCGGCGGGTCATGCCGTTGTGGTGCTTTCCCTGGCAAGGGAGCCCTGGGAAAACAATCGTCATGTATTCCTGCGCAAGGCCGTAGAACTCTTCCCAGGTAAGGAAGTTCCCGCTCTTGAGCACGCCCTTCAGCGGTTCGGGTTTTTCGACCACGGTGCCGCCCTTGAAGCTGTTGAACAGCCTGTCAAAGCCGTTTTTAATAATCAAGAAATTGCGTTCAATGATCTTCGCGCGGGCGTTACGCACGATGGCGAAGTGCATCTTGATACCGAGACGGCTTGCCATGCTTTCGGCATACTGCTCGTCTTCCACGATCTGGTGGCCACGGCTTTGGCCGGAGAAGTCGCGGTTGCGGTATTCGCGACCGTTGTCCACGTAGATTTCTTCCGGAAGACCGTAGCGTTCGATGCCGTGACGCATGGCGCGGAGCGTGTTCTCGGTACCCGGGGCGTCGTGATGCAGGCACCAGCCCATGGGCATGTAGGTCTTGAAGTCCATGAAGAGCGTGATGTAGCAGGTGGCGGGCTTTTCCTGCCCCTGCACCTTCACGAACACGTCCCACGTGCGGGTATCGCCCACCCACACCTGCCCCGCCTTCAGGTCGGAGTAGTCGCGGTCCAGGTGGAAGCCCTTGTTGTCGTAGAACTTCTTCTTGCCTTCGCGGGCGAAGTAGATGACGTCGGGCGCGAACTCGCTCTTGAGCCTGCGATTGAAAGCCGACTTGCTCGGGAACTCGCTCTGGTCCTTCACGTCGCCGCGTTCAATGGCCTTGCCGAGCGCAATCATCCAGCTGGAGAACACGCTTATCTTGTTCGCGGTCAAGTAGGCGTTCTTGAAGTCCTCGAACCAGGCGTCACGTACGGTGGAGTGCATCACTTCGCGGTGGTTGATGAGCGCAATCTTCCCGCACTCGCCGACCTGCGAACGCTGACGGTAGATGCTCTTGATGCTCGTCTTCATTTCGGGGTGTGCGCGGTTCCAGTCGTCCACGAAACGCCCGAGTTCCTTGGTGCCCGTGATGCCTTCGCACTTGAGCAGGATGAGCGTCCACTTGTCGAAGTTCTTCTTCGCGCGGTCGGTGGCGCGGTCGTAGCTCCTGATGACCGTTTCCACGTCCTCGGCCTGGACCTGGACTTCCGTGCTTTCGGGGAGTGTCGCCATGACGTAGCGGTCGGAGGCATCCTTGGGGAGACTCCGCACGTTAATCTTGAGCACCTTCCTGCCGCCTTCGTCGTCCCAGCGGTATTCCCACATGGAAGCGTTGCGGCGCACCTGCCTCTCGGAAATCCCCAGGAGCTCGGAAGCCTGCGTTGAACTAATCCAGATCGGTTGCATTAGCGGCTGGCCTTACCGAGGAGAAAAGCGCGGACACGGCGGGACTTCATGCAGTCGCCGCAGAAATGGTCACGGTTGATGGTGATGCGGGCTTCTGCACCGCAGATGTCGCAGTGGCGGACTGGGGCGACGAAAGCGGGACGGGCGGGGATAGTTGCGGTTGCGGTAATCATGGAAAACTCCTTGGTGGTGTGTGGCGGTGTTGTTTAGTTCATCAGGCTGTCGATACCCTTCTTGACAAGGAACTTCAGGAAGTCCTTGTTGGAAGGGAAGGTCGTGCCGTGTTCGAAAAGGCTCTGCTTCGCGGCGTTGATTTTTTCGGTCAAGGGCTTCGGGAACGTCATCGAGGGCATCATGTTGGGGAACAGTTCGCATTGGACGCTCTCTTCGGCAGGGGCGACCGTCGTGGCGTCGGTGGCCGCCGCGTAGTCAATCTTGCGGCGCACGGTGTACTTGCCCGTCTTGCGGATGGTCGGGAGCACGTCTTCGACAACCCACTTCTCGAACTTGCGGGCGTCGGGCATGCGGCTACGCATGATGAGGCGGTAGAGGTCGGGTTCGTTGATGGCGATCATCGCCTGCTTGCCGCCCTTGGTGTCCACCGTAATCTTCTTGCAGAGTTCGGTTTCGCCTTCCACCAGGTCCTTCGAGTCGGCAACCTTGCCGCAGTGGTCGGCAACAGCCTTAGCCGTGTTCTTGTAGCCCAGGACCTTGCACACGTCGTCGGCGACGAACCACACTTGCTTGTTCTCGTCCTGCACCATACGGATGCCGTCTTCGCCGTTGAAGAGACGGTAGCGCAGCTTGAGCGCGGTCGCGGTGGTCGGGTCGAGTTCTTCGGCCTTGGGTCGTTCTTCCTTGACGGCGGGCAGGGTTTCGCCCCTGACATCGCGGTCGAAGTCGGTATCGCCCTCGCCCTGGATTTCGGGTTCTTTTTCGTCCAAAGGGTATAACGATTCGTTAGACCCTTCGGCGGTGGTTTCGGGTTCTTCGTCGAAAATTTTCTTGATCATTATGCTACTCCTTTGGTGGTGAGTCCCAGGTCCTTGAGGATGGGAGCGAGTTGTTTGTTGGTGCGGTAGCCGGTGGCTACTTCCCTTATATACTGGGCGCTGTAGGGCTTTCCGGCTATTTCGGAAACCCTTTCGGCGGCCTTGCGCCATGAGAATTTCGTCACGGTAAGATTATTGTCCATTTGGAAGGTTTCCTCGTTTTTAGTAAATTGTTTGTGGTAGTGGTTAATCACTGCTACATCTTCAAAGATAAACAATGTTTAGTCAAATGTCAATAGTAAAAATAAACAAAGTTGATTTTTCTGCAGAAGATTTACGAAATTTTGCAAAAAAAAGGTTCTCGACAATCAAAAATATGGCTGATGCTATGGGCATTAGTCCTCCTCAATTACATGCGTATCTAAGCGGAAAACGCAATTTTGGGGCTTCTTTTAGAGAAAAATTGGCAGAAATCGGCTTTTTTGACGACTTTTGCCAAGAAATCAATGAAGAAAGCCAACAAATTGCAGAAAATAAACAAAGTTTATCAAATTCGGTAAACATCGACCTTTCGGGAGCCATCGAGCTTTCGAACACGCCCACAAGCCGCCTCGCCCAGCTCGTGGGGGTAAGCCCCGCCACGCTTGCCGCCTGGCAGAACGGCACCGCCACGCCTACCGTCGAGGAACTCTCCCGCCTCTTCAACCAGGTCGTAGCCCTCGCCCTGAGCTCCCGCCACGCCGCCACCACCCAAGCCACCGCCGAACCCGAAACACCCCCCGCCCAAGCTACCGCGTAAGAGGGAATATTATCTTCGTGGAGTTTTGACATGAAAAGAGACATGGACCTTATTCGCGAAATCATGCAGGATATCGAAAGAACTCCTGCGGGCGAAATATGGGACGGCGAAAAGTTTGCGGCGTCGCGTAACCGTGCCGATGTCGTATATACCGTAAGGCTCCTGGAACAGCACGGCTTTATAAGCGAATGCACGGACGATACGTTCAACGGTATCGACTTTAGGGGCTGCCGCGTTGACATCCTGCCGACCGGATACGACTTTCTTGATGCAAGCCGTAACAATACCTTGTGGCAGAAATTCAAGGACAAAATAAAGAACGAAACGCCTGCTTTCACGCTGAAGCTCGCCGTAGAACTTTTGTTTAAAATGGCAGGCGAAGGATTGCTTGGTTGACGGCGTATTCTACGATGTCGTAGGCCTGCACGATCGCCAGTCCCAAGACCGCGATATTGAGCAGCAACGATGCCAGGATGATTTTGTTCAGGTCGTTCTTGTCCTTGTCGGTAAAGTTGCCGTCCTTTTGAAATTCGGCACGGAAGTATTCGTTGACGAACGCGGGCCATGTGAATTGCAGCGTGGCGAGCGTTGACAGCTTGCCGATGAGAGAGACTTTGTTCTTGAGTTTCATCTTGGTTCCTTTGTTTGTGGTGGTTGGTTCTTTTGCAAGCGCTAAAAGTTGCGGCGCAGGTAGGTGTCGCCCTCGCCTTCGGCTAGGCGTTCGTTGCGTTCGTCCGAAAGTATCTGCACCAGGTCCTTGCTGATGATGAGTAGGGTGAATGCGTTGAGGTGCGCAAGCGATTTTCCGAGGAATATGTTCCTTGCCTTCTTGAACATTTTCCGGGCAAACTTGTATGCCTGTTTTCGCTTGCTGAACTTTTGCAGCTCGACTCTCAAGAATGCGAGCGTGACGAAATCGTAACTCCATGTGCTCTTGTCCTTGCGTATGTTTTGACACATGAGGTCTGACAGTTTCTGAAGCAGAAGTCTGTAGTTCGGGTCTTCCTGGATTCCGGTCTTTGGTATAAACCCGACGGATGATTTTCGAATGTCTGTAAACGGATTCATGGGAGCTCTCCTTACTAGCTGAACTTGGCCAATAGCACTATTGCAGCCCCTGCAAACACGACAAACCATATTAGGTCTTCGACGAAAAATTCATTTTCAAACAATTCTTTTATCCAAGATTTCATCTTGAAAATTCTACTTTGGGTTTTCATTTTTTCATTTCCTTTTTTACATTGTTGTTTTTTTCGCGTTTTTTGATTATATTTGCAATACAGAATGAGCTTCTGGGATTCCCTGACAATCGACGACCTTCCGAATGACGACCTGAAGTGGGTGGCAAGCACCCTCGGGCTCGATATTGCCAAACGTATCTGGAAGAAGTTCGCGGGCAACCATGTAGCCTGCCCAGCCAGGATGAACCCAACAGCAGTGCGCCGCTATATGCGCGACAACTTCGACAAGCCTGTTCACCAGCTTGCGTTTGAAACCGGAGTCAGCGAGCGCACGATCTACAGGTACATGAACGTGGTTGAAAAGAAGCCTGAAAACAAAGGGCAACTGAGCCTGTTCTAGGGTCATTTGGTCCCCTCCGTCAAGTGTTCCATAAGTGTTTCTTTGAATCCTTCAAGGTCTTCGGGCTGAACGACCATGAAGGGGCGGGCAGGAATTTCGCGGGTTTTGGTTGTCACTCTTGCGTATATACGCCGCATTCCATTCCATATGAACGAGAGTGCTTTCTTTTCTCTGGGGATAATGGTGCGCCCTGCTATTGTTCCGCCGAAATTGTGGATTTTTGCGTAGGCAATATTTGTTCCGACTTGCGCTGAATTTTTGTCACTTTCGCTTGTGATGGAGTCGCGAAGGTTGCCAGTTCTTATCAAGGAACCGCCGTGCTGGCTTTTGGTCCATTTCTTGGGTCCGCCTATCAGGGAACCCGCCTTGCTGTATCGACCACCTACCTCGAAGTTTTCCCGGACGGACTCCTCCAGCTCGACGGCGATGGTTCTCATCGCTCTGGACATGTTTTTTCCGTTGTTTTCGATGCCTTTTAGCAGAATTTTGCAATTTTTGTCATCAATTTTAGCCTTGATCATTGCTTTTCTCCGAAAAAAGAGGTATATTATGAATAAAGAACGCGCTGAGTTAGTGGAACGAGATTGGCCACTTGGGTTACCTTGGACTTCGTGAGCCTTGAACCGTATGCAGGAGTTTGTCGCCCTGCCTCGCGTTCTTTTTTATTTAAGTTTGTTTCTCTCCCTAAAATCATCTTTGTTAATTGAGTATCCTGTTTGCAAGGATAGATGGTTCGCATGTCTTATATCTGGCTTAAACACAACGATGTATCTTTTTTCACCATTGTCGATTGTAAATGGCGACCAAAAACGAAGTCCTTTACTTCCGTCATAAGTACACTCCCACGAAGAAATAATTTCAGGCAGTTGCTTTAAAATGTCCTTTGGAATGGCATCATGATTTGAACGCAGCGCATGGAAGATTCTCTTGTCAGATACGGTCAAAATTCTGGTTTGCAAATTTAGTCCTGGAGCCTTTTCCGCAAGCTTTGTGAACACATCTTGAGGAATCATACCGGCAGCAAATGTGTTGCCGATAGGAATTTTAATTGCAGACTCTTGTTCAATGACGTTTGCAAAAGATTTTTTAATGGAATCGGAAAGCTGTTCCAACATCTTCAAGTTGGCTTTTCCTGCGTCACTTGTAATTTTTTCTTCAAGCATTCGATTGAAGTCAAACGAATACGAACCCGGCGCATAGTCCCAACCCTGACTTGGGTAAATGACGGTATTGCCCACCTTGTAGCCGGTAGTCGTCACTTTGACCTTTTGAGTTTCTACCGTTCCGTCAAGTTTTTCATGCGTTCGTTCGATTTCTTCTGTCTTGCTCACGAAATCTTCGGGCTTGCTTTCTCGCACAACCTCGTTTGCAGGCTTGCCGAACTTCTTTTCCAGAGTCCGTTTCGTCATCCTGGACACGGTGCAATGGCAGCCCCAACCATTAGGGGCATAATGCGTTTGCCAGAACGGGTCGTCATAACGGAAAACAAGGTTGTGCAACGCGGCGTGTTCCACCCTCGGGTTCTTGTTTCCAGCACCTTTCGGAACGGCGACATAACGCCAATACGGTGCTACATCGGCATCTTCCATCATCCGCTCGTATCGACCTGCTGCGTATGCCGTCTTTACATTCGTGTTAAAAATGTTTCGCAGTCTTCTGTGGTCTACCTTTATCGGCTTGACCAATTTCTGGTCTTTGTTTACGGCATCGATATTGCCCCACCAGCCTTTTTCCTTGAGCGTCGGGATGATGTCGTTCGCAAAGTCTTGGTAAGGCTTCCCTTCCTTAATGGCCTTTAGAAGGCTTGCGTGGATGTCCTTGACCAAGTCTATGCTCGTCGCCTTTGCCACGACAAAAACCCTGTCGTGAGCATGGCGCATCGTGTCCGTCCAGTCCCAATGTTTCTTTGGACCTAGAGCAACCTTCTTTTCGAAGTATTCAATCGCCTTTTTATGAGGGAGATTGAACAGCATCGAGAGCTCTTTCTGTAACTTTTCATCAGGCATCGGCTCGGCCCTGCATTTCTGAAAGGACCAGGCACTTTGTCACGGCTTCGTCCATTTTCTTGCTGCTCAGGTTCGGGAGAATCTTGTAGAGCTCTTCTTCGAACTGTTCGTAGTTGCCGCAATGTTCCGCAAGGTCGATAATCGGCTTTGCAAGTTCTTCAATCTGTTCCTGCAAATCCTCTGCGGAGAGGTCCTGAATCATCTTCTCGATTTTGTTCTTGACGCTTCCTTCTGCGAAACAATGACAATCATCATCATGTTCGGCGAACATGCTGCCTTGCTGAACTTCGGTCATCTCGAAATACTTCTCGTCGATTCCGTAGATGTCGCTGATGTACTGGGCGTTGAACTTGACTCCCAGCTGCGAGAGCTTTGCGTCACGTTCGAGGCGAGCCTGCTGCATGTCTTCCAGGAGAATGATGTTCATCCACGGTATGACCTTTTCGCCAGGCCAGTTGATTTCGTAAATCCACCTGATAAGCTGATTGAAGCTGGATTCAATCATGGCGGCATCGTCAAGGGCCAAGTCCAGGCGCACATCGTTGTGGACGGTGGCCATGGCCTGGGTGCCGCCGGAATTTGTCTGCTCGGTGGTGAGGGTCTCGCCAAGCCACGCCTTGCTGATTTCGGAATCCGCCCAGGCAACGATTTCGCTGTGGGGATTGGTGCCGCTCATCTTGGTTTCCAGGAGTTCCACGGAGCCTGTCTGCGGGATGACCGCCACGGCGTCACGCACAAGCCCAGAAAGCATCCTGAGGAAGGTGCTCTGTTCCTTGTCGGTCGCTCCCGGAGGAATCTTCCCGACGGCCTTGGGCATGCCGTACTTCTCGACGAATATCATCCAGAACTTGAGTCCGCCCTTCTTGAAGGCCATGGGCCAGAAGCAACGGGCATAGACTGGCTCGCCGTAGGGATTGGTGGCCGTGGGGCGGTTGCGGGTCACGATGAACTTGCGGTCGGGTACGGGAACCTTCGCGTTGAACTTGTTCTGGAATAGCAGCCTGCCTTCGTCATCGAAGCGGAACCATTCCTGCGGGCGGTCCTTGATGGCAACGGGCAGAATGAGTGTTCCGTAGGCCGTGGGCACTGAATCCCATACGACTTCGTGGACGGCGAAACCGAAGCCGATGGCCTGGAGCATCTGCGAAATGGTGTTGCGCAGTTCCAAGTTCCAGAAGTATTCTTCAAGCATCTTCGCTTTCTTGGGGTCGCCCTTGCTACCGTCGATGGTCCAGGTGCGGCTGGTGATGGATGCGAAACGCTTGCTCTTGACGGCATCGAGGTGCCCGTCCACAAAGTTCCGGTAAACCTTGATGTTCCCACCCTGCGCCTTGAGGATAGGGTCGGGGTTGGGCAGGTAATCTTCGCCCGTGACAAAAGTCGCTGCCGCCCGGGTGGCCACTTCGGTCGCCAAGCGGAGTTTTTCACCACCGTTCTGGGTGTTTTCGGTCTGTTTTTTCCTTTTTTTGCTCATGCAGTCCTCGGTGTATTTCTAATCTCGTTGAATGGCCGTTCAAATTCGTTGAATTTTGATTTTCTAAAATTGGATGACCGTTTACTAGTCCAAAACAAAAACGGGCTAAAAAGGGCCTTTCTGTGCGATTGTCAGAAACCGTTAAAATTCATGCTTTCCCCTTTGAACGGATTTGCGGTCTGGATGAATACCGGACCAGCGTCACTTGCGTTTTTCGCATGGTATGCAAGTGCGGCTCCCCAGAAGAAGTCGCCGTGGCCCTGCTCGGTGCTTGCGGCATCGTAGCGCACGTTCCCCGCACTCGTGACAATCTTTCGAACGGCGTGGATGCTTTCGGCCTGTTCGTCCTCGATTTTGGTGTCGATGCCCGGGAACTTCGGGCACTTCTCGATGATGAGCTTCTGGTCTTCAAACGCCTGCAAAAGGTTGATGGCAAGGTCGGCCTTTACCGTGTTCGAGAAAAGAACGCCTTCCACCTTGACAGTGCCGAATTTTTCCTGGGCCCGTTCGGTGAACTGGTCGCCACATCCCGTGCGGTCGATACAGCCACGGATAAGGTTCGGGAGTTTCAGGAACTTGTAGAGTTTCTGTTCAAGGTAGCTCCACTTCTTGTTCTGATAGGCTTCTACTGCACGGCAAATTAGGCGGTCGCCGATGTCTTCGAACACGTAGATGACATAGAGGTGGCGGTGGCGTGCCACGTCGCAACCCAGGTAGAGCGGGCCTTTGGCCTTTTCGAGCCCGAGCACTCCCAGGCGCTCGCAGCTGTGAATCAGGTCGTAGCTGATCATGGCCTTGGATTCGTCCTGCGGGTTGCAGCAGTATTCCTCTTGCCATATCGCCTCGGTCAAGCAGCCTTTGTGTTCCTGCTCCAGCCATTCCTCGCGTTCTTTCCTGGAGAGCTTTTTGCCGCAGATGCGGTCGGCAACGCCTTCCTCTACTGCGAGCTGGATTGGCACGGTGTGAACGCTGTAGTCAAGTTCACCTTTTTTGCACTTCTCGATGAGCTTGTAAAATAGCGAGTTTACGCCGTTGTGCGTTGACAAGATGCGGATGGGATAGCCCCACATGGCGGCGGGCTTGGCGGCTGCCCACATCTTCTGGTCGTTTTCGTGGTGGGCGGCTTCGTCCCACACGATTTTACCGCCTTTGGAGCGGAATGCCTTGGGGTTGCTGGAGAGCACGTAGATTTTCGAACCGTTGTTGAACTCGATAATCTTGCTCTTGATTCCCTTGTCCTCGTCGGCAAATTCGCAGTCCTCGATGTCTTCGGAGTTGATTTCGGCGAGGGCCTTTGCGATGGCGTTGAGTTTCTGAATCCACGATTCGCAATAGTCGATGTATTCGGCTGCGGCGGTCATGTCGGCAGAGCTGAAAAAGACCTTGAGTCCGGGCTGCTCGATACAGTCCTGCACGTCTTCGAAGCTTTGCACCCACGTGCCGCCGATACGGCGGGACTTCTCGAAAATCTTGACTTTCGACTTGTCGGCTAGCCACCGCTTTTGATACGGAAAAAAGAATTCGTCAAGTGCTGCCATTATACGCCCAGGTGTTTCTTGATTTCTTCGAGCGCCTTCTTGGCACGTTCTTCCGGGGAAAGCTCGGACTTGTTTTTCTTGGGTGCCACGGCCTCATACTTGCGGGCGTGTTCGGCGGTGTCTATGATTCGCTGGAGTGCGGTGTAGCGTTCGGCTGCAACCTTTACGCCGTCAAGTTCATCCTGCTTGATCTTGCGGGCCATTACTTCGCCCAGCTCGAACAGCTGCGCGTGAAAGTTCTTTTCGCTGCCGCTGATTTCGGCACGTGCTTCGTCCCAGTGTTCTTCAGATTTCCAGTTCTGAAGGGTGCGCGTGGAGATGTTGAGCCGGCGGCTAATGTCAGCTAGGCTCATCTGGTGAATGGTGTAAAATTCTTTCGCCTTGGGCTTGAGTTCGGACTTGCTCACGGTTGCCTCCCTGTCGTATGCGATTCCATGCAACAGGCCCGTATCGCGTCAAGCGCCCTTTTCTGGTCGTCGCTATACTGTTTCAGAACCGCTTCCCAGCGCACCTGGTCATTGGCGGCGTTCTTTTCCCACTTTGCGTTTTCGTTCGTGTAGAAGATGGCAAGCATCAGCGCGAAAATGACGCCGATGCCGAACTGTTTCAATGCTTCTTGCCAGAAAGTTTTATCCATGGTATATACCTCCTCGCAAAGTTACCCAATAGGCTCTGACATAGGGCATGACAATGTCATGTCCTCGTTCGCTTTTATTCGGGTATCTTTGAGGCCATGAAAGACAAAATTCTGAAATCGGAAGATTTGAAGGAACCATGGGTCGAGGCGTTCAAGGTCGGCAAGGTCACTGACATGGCTGGCAATGAACACGACTTCAGTGAAGCGGACCTCAATGACCTCAACGAAGGAATCCATGACCAGCTTGCAGCCGGTTACCAGCCGCCGATGGTCAAGGGCCACCCGAAACTCGACGATCCGCGTGTAGCCTCGATTGTCGATTCCAAGGTGGAAGACAATGTGCTGAAAGTGAAGCTCGACGACGTGAACCCGGACTTTGCCGAAGAAGTGAAGAAGGGCGGCTTCAAGTATCTTTCCGCAGCCATTTACAGCAACTTGAAAAAAGGCTTGCGGCATCTGGGCGCTCTCGGTGCGGTTGGCCCTGCTATGAAGGGTATGGCCCCGCTGTGTTTCGGTGAAGGAATGTTTGCTGAAGCCGACAAGGGCGTTACAGAGCAGGACGTGTGCGTCTTTGCAGAGCCTTTCGCATGGGACCGCCTGGTGCCTCGCAGTGTCTTTGAAACGCTTGTGTACAAGCTGAGCGGCATTGGACGTATGTTCCGCAGCCAGCGCGAACAGCTTATCGAGAAGGATGGCATTGAGGCTGCCGACAAGGTTTTCCCGGAATACGCCATCAAGGACATCGAAGAAATCGAAAGCGTCTTGAAGGACGCAAAGGACTTCCCGCAACAGCCGAAGCCTGTTGTGGAAAAGCCTGCGGAATCTACAGCTTCTTTCGGTGAACCGAATACCGACGGTTCTGATTCGCTGGAGAACGGGAATCAGAATCCTCAGCCTACAACGCCCCCTCGTAACGAACCGACCGAATCTATCCCGGAAGGTAATTCTAGCGAGGCGACGCGGTTGAGCGAAGAGAATGCCGCACTCAAGGCTGAAAACGAGGCACTCAAGGCCGACAAGCTTGCGGCGCAGCGCCAAAAAGCCGGTGCGGCGTTCTCTGAGACTTTAGACAATGCTATTGCTGAAGGCCGCTGCAACCAGGCGATGAAGGATTGCTTCATGAAGGTCTTTGGCGCTATGCAGGCCTTGCCTGTCGATGGCGAAGGCTGCTTTGGCGAAGGCGACGAACGAATGAACCCGATGCAGGTTCTGGGCGACACGGTAAAATCCTTACCGAAGATTGTCCAGTTCGGTGAATTTGCGCCCGCGGCGACTCCTAACTCGGAGTCTGCGGCGGTACGCATCAGCAAGTATCACGATGAACAGCTGGCAAAGGGGCGCAAGCTCAGTTTTCGCCGAAGCTGCGGAAGAATGTTACAATCAATAAGGAGTACCTGATGAAGGCAATATCCTCAACTTTACGGCGGAAACCGCCGTCCCCGCTTTCCGTTTCGTCAAGGCTGGCGAAGCCCAAGGCAATGTTAAACTTGCAGGTTCCGGCGATGCCGTGCTTGGCGTGTCCATGGATGTGGATGTCAATGAAGGCAACCGCGTCGATGTGCAGCACGACGGTATCGGCCAT